TTGTGTTTGTATTATTTAATGTGATGTAATCATATTTTCCCGTTAAATCCTCGTGGTTTACATAAAAGTTAGCATCTGTAATTGCAATTGTAACAGAAGAACCTTTTGTATAATCCCATGCTTCTTTTGAACCAATCATATCAAGTGCCCACTGATTTGGAACAACAACGTTATAATCATTTGGTGTCTCAAGTGTTTGGTAATTAGGACCAACTTCAGGGTTAATAAATAAATCTTTTCTATTTTCAAGAGATTCAAGAATAACTGAAGAACTTACATTTGATTGTAGTTCATATACGTTTTGAAGTGTTTGATTTTTTGAAGAAGGAAACGCCTTCTCAACAGATGTAATGTTCAAAGTTTGTAATTCAGTTCTTACTAACTCAATGTTTGGAATTGTTACCCATACACTATTTTGTGCGAATGCGGTTAAAAATGATAGGGTTGTTACGATTGTTAAAATTACTCTTTTCATATTGTTAAATTTTTGGTTCTAACAATAGATAGGAGTATATTAGAGTAGAATCCCCTTTTTAAAGGGTGGGTATTTTTGTTTTCAGAAATAGAACTTAGAACGATATAGTAAAACTACGTAGTTAGTAGGAAAAGTGTACGTATATAAACAAAAAAGGTCAGATTTCTCTGACCTTTTCTTTTATTTAAGATTTGATTATCTCAATTCTCTCAAATCAAATGTACGGATTCCATCAACTGTGATACGTCCATAGAAACGGTTGTTAACGAATTTCTTAGCGTATCTTGTCATAATACCTTTGATAGGTGTAAAGTTGAATGGGTTGTACATTGTAGGTGTTAATTGTAGAGGTACATACGGTGCGTAGATGTAACCAGTATCAAGTAACGATGTTCCCTTGTGTCCAATCAAGATTTGGTTTGGTGGGAAGTAAGGGTCACGGTATACTTGGTAACGACCTGATAGAGTACCTACTCTTTCAATACCCATGTTATACTGATCTTGCTCAGGAGATGCGTTAGATACGTGGAAGTATTCTAAATCATCAAAGATTGCTGAAACTTCAGAAGAAACAACGATCCAGTTAGCTCCACCTCTCAATGTAGATTTGTGGATTTGTGCTGACAATTGGTTGATTGCTGTAATCAAAGTTTGATTCCAATCTTTCTGAGTGTAAGATGTAGTGATTTGAAGTCTTCTCCATCCGTTGTAATCCCAACGTAAGTTCCAAGCTGCTCCTTTTCTCAAGTCACGTAAAATTTCACGGTCAATCTCTGCCGCCACTTGTTCTGACAACAATGCTGTCAATTCAGCTTCAGCGTCGATGTTGTGGAATGCCGCAACGTCTTGAGCAAGTTCTGGAGACCATTGTGCTCTTAGTTTTCTTTCTGTAACAGATACAGTAACTGACTCAAGGTCAAAAGAAACTTCTCCGATTTCTTCTTCGAACTCAAGATTTTTGTATCTTTTATATGTCGCTATAAAAGAATTATCACAAACAAGTGTAGGTTCAGAAGAATTATTTGATATATCAGTTATTGTTGTACCTGTATATCCATCAAGTGTTTCTGCACCACAGTCTTGACAAGCTGGACATGATAAATCAACTTCCAAATAAATACAACCAGTTTGGTCACATATTTGGTTAAATGCTCCACCATTTCCTGTTGAAGGGAATTGTGTGTATTCTGTAGAAGATGTAGGTTGTACAATTCCTTTACCATAAATTTGAGTAACAACTCTAAACAATAGTGGTGCTGATACTGTTACAGCTGCACAATCTTGTCCATAGTTAATAGTTGCCGCTGATTTGATACAGTTTGTTGATGCTGAAAATACATCCAAGTTAGCAACAATTCTTAAATCAGAAAGGAAAGTTTCAGTGTCAACTTCACTACCATCAGGTCCGATTAATTTACCAACACCATCATAATTGAATCCGCAAAGTTTGATGATAAGTTTTCTTACTTCTTTTCCGTTTAAGTCTGCAGGGTTCGCATCTTCTAAATTAGAACCGTTCCATGCTTGAACTACTGTAGGTTTAGTAACTGCTGTCCATTGACCTTTTGAATAGTCGAACAATCCTGGAGGATCTAAACCTGCTTCAGAACCTTCATAAAATAAATCATAAAGATTTTTGGCGTAAGGGTAATTATTTTTTCCAGGTGCCAATATTGGGTCACCAGGATAACCTTGACCTACTGAATTTGTTTCGTTTGCAAGTGCTGTAGGTGATCCGATTGGTGGATAGTGAACTCCTTCTCCTGTTGCAACATCAGTAGAATATCCTTGAATACGTGGTACAAAGTAGAACAATTTACCAATAGGTAAGTTCATTGCTTGTACTGATACGATATCATTTGCTAATAATTTAGAGAATACACGTCTAACGATAGGAAAAACAACTGTTTCAAACGCTCCGTTAGAAGTCTCAGATGTAGCTTCGTTGATTAGGAAAGACGCTTGGTTTTCATACAACTGAGCGACGTTTTCTTTTAGATGACCTTTAAGTCCATCAAGGAACCCTAATCTGTCCCATTTGTTAATTGTATCTTCTTTGATAACCTTAAGGTGCTTAAGACCGATGTTACCAACAAGACCTGATTCTAATAATGCTCCCATTTTTTTATTTTTTTTTCTTTTTTTATTTTATGTATAATATAAATATACGGTTTTATTGAAAAGTTTAGTTTAACTTGTTCATTAAGTCTTTCATTCTCACAAACTGAGGGTTTTCATACGTTTTTGATTCAATTAGATTTGTGGAAGATCCGTTCATTGGTGATCTCATTACATTTCTATTAATTGATTCATTTATTGTGTTTTCAGACAATGTATTATTTGCCAACTCATTTTTAATGATTCTGTAAAGATTTTTTGATTCCTTCAAAGATTCTACATTATCAAATCTTCTTAGAATGTTTATTTTTTCTTGTTTAGTTGTAGAATGTTCTGTAAACAATCTTGTTGAATAAGCTAAATTAGAATTGAAAACTGCAACCTCGTTAAGTTTTGTTCTGAATAAATCAAGAGCTTTTCTATACTCTTCATTTTTTTCTCTTAAAACTTCAACCTCTTCTTTAAGATGTCTTGGTGCCGCCTTAGGTTTGTTCAATCCCTTTTTTCCAAAAGCTCTTCCAGCACCAAGTGTTCTTGACGCTTCCTTAGTTTCAGATTTTTTAGATTTTCCTTTACCTTTGATTGAATTTACAATCTTCATAACGATTTCAGAATTAGGGTCTTCATTGTCATAATTAAAATTAGCTTTACCTGATTTTCCATGACGTTTTTGACCTTCTTTCATTTTGGTGTGAAATCCTCCTTCTTGATTTGGTTTTTTTGAATATTTGAACCCTTTAGATTCTCCAAATATTTCATCTGTTTGGTCATCGATGTCGTCCCAACTTCTTCCTTCGTATGCCATATCACCTTCCATGTACATATCGTCAAGTTCATTAAGTTCGTTTTCAAATTCCATCATATAATCTCCTTCACCTAACCCAACGTCTCCCATTTCTGAGTCGTCACCGAATTCCATCATATAATCTCCTTCTCCTAATCCAGCATCTCCCATTTCAGTTTCTAATTCATAGATAACTTCATCTTCCATGTCTTCTTCGTCTCCGAATCCTTCGTAGTCGTCCATGTCTTCTTCGTCTCCGAATCCTTCGTAGTCGTCCATGTATTCTTCGTCTCCGAATCCTTCGTAGTCGTCCATGTATTCTTCATCACCGAATCCTTCATAGTCTTTCATGCCTTCTTCGTCTCCGAATCCTTCATCACCGAAACTCATCATTTCATCGTCTTCTACTTCTAACTCATAAATTGTATCTGGATTCATTTGTTCTTGTTGTTCATTTATTTTTATGAGGTACTCTGTATTATTTTCAGAGTCTTTCAGATTATAAAAGTCTCCCATTTTTTCAATAGATACTTTATCATTAGCATCCATTTTTGAGAAAACTAATGCAACCTCTTCGTCACTAGCACCTCTTAAATCTACTGTTTCTTCGTCTCCAGTTTCATCATCCATAGCCATTTCATCATCCATAGCCATTTCATCATCAACCTCAACGTCGGCTTCGTCATCATCCATAGAATCCATTTCGTCATCCATTGGTTCTTCTACGTCAAAAGTTTCTTCATCTTCAACGTCTTCTACTTCGCCTTCAGGTTCTACAACCTCTTCTTCTTCGTCTTCAACCTCATCTTGTTCTTTTAGAGATTCTTTTACTAATGAATTGATTTCTTGTTTCATTGTTGAAGCAAGTATTCCTTTTGCATTTTCTTTAAGAGCGTCTTCCAAATTTTTCATTTGTATTACTGCCTCTTCCAAAACATTATTTTTGCTCATTAATTAATTTGTTTTCAATATAAATATAATGACAAACAAAAAAGTTTAATTTTTAATGTAAATAAAAAAAGGTGAACAATAGTCCACCCTTACAATTTTTGTTTTTTTTTGTTTATTCTATTACTTCATCGATTTTACTTTCCGTAATTGAAGTGATTCTCCAATCCATCGTGTAATTTTCATAAACCTTAGTAACC